CCTAACGCGGCCATGTTGCCCGTGAAACTAGCAAGTCTTTCAATTCCTTGTGTAGCTACAGCACGTTGAGCCATAGCTAGAGCCGAAATATATTTAACTCTAAGCGCAGAACCTTGCAAAGCAGCAGGAGGAGGAGGAAGAATACCAGCACGTAGAGCTTGATTAAACACTCTATCAATCATAGGATCTAAGAAGTCGCCATGAATGTGCTCTAGAACTGGGCCTAGTTGTAACAGCTTTTCCTCATTGCGTTGCATGAGATCAAGCTGGTTACGAGGCTGTATACCTTCCATGTTAGTGATGGCAAGAAATAGATCCACGAAAAAGGCTTGATCGATCCTACGCTCTACAGCATCCATGTCTAAACGCAAGTCTTGCAGATTAGGATTGACCATATACAGAGGAGCTAATTGGTTCTTCTGTTCACCGCCTTCATATATTGTAAGTCCACCCGGCAGGGAACTCACGGGAACATTCTGGACAGATGGCGGACCAGCTAACGGTGGATTTACCATCTTGTCTATTCCCTGAGCTTTTCGCTTCTCCTGTATCTGTAACCCTTTTATATCTCCAAGGGCTGTCATTCCGGGGCAATCTGTCCCGTATATATCCTCCCCCGTTAAACTCCATCGGGGAACATAGGCAGGGAACTCTTGAAATCCGCTTACATTCAGCCACTTGTCTTTGTCTGCTCCTCCATCTGTTCCTGGTTCATAGTAGGTTGATTTCCAGGGGAAGTTTCTGGCTTTGCCGGACGAAGGGCGGAAATCGTCACTTGGCTCGATGACGTGCCTGATTTCAAACCATGCATCGTAGTTGTTTCTATCGAGCGCGTTCTTAACAGCTTGCGAGACATTCTGTATTCCGAACTTAGTTACAATTGCTAAAGCAGGCCATTCAAACTTACGATAGAGAGAATCAATCTTCCCTTTATCATTCATCGCTATACGATAGCTACCAACAGTGTGTGTATAGAACCGTCCCACTGTATCGAAATCATCAACATGCGTCATACAGCCTGTGCCGAAAAGCAGAAGCTCGTCAATGATCATAGCAGCTTGTGAATAGAAATTACTATCGTTCAAGATAGTACGAAGGATCTGCTCAACTTTATATAGCCAGTCTTTTACCCCTGAAGCTTCCATCATTTCGTTATCAAAAGTCTCTAACGCAAACCAAGGGCGAGAGGGAGACATCGTACCGGCAAGCATACCAGAACGAGCAACCTGTAACGCCCAACTTGCATGAGAGTTGATAATAGCTTGATGTTTCTTCGTGCCCTTGTTTCTATCTTGAACTAGAAACCTACCGCGTCTAGGACGAACGAACTCAGCTAGTTCACGATAATGAGACTCGAACGAACTGTATTCAATATCAAGAGCAGAGAATCGTTTATTATAATATTGCTTTAGGGGTATATCCATATTAGACGCCTAAAAGACTCTTACGGGTTACCTCAGCTAGTCCGAGATTGAGTAGTGTTCTAGGTTGCTCTTCAGGCTGCGGACGAAGTAGAGGAGCCGCACGTTGCCTTGGTTGCTCAGGAGCTGGGGTAGGAGGTTCAGGAGCAGGAGGTTCAGGAGCAGCAGGAGCAGGCTGTTGCGATACATCAGACACTGCATTATTGTTCTCTAAACCTAACCTCGGGCTTGTCTCGTCAAACGATTTAGGTGTATTGTCTACTGCCGGACCCGGCATTACTAACAATCCATCTTTCGTTAATCGAAGGTGTGTCTCAATACCGGCATTATTAAAAGGTTGCTGCGTCTGTTGAGCAGTAAGAGGAGTAGGAGTACTACTAGTACGATTCAGTGTCTGTACAGCCGGTTTAGCTGGGCCTTTAGCTAACGAAGCAGCTTGAGGCGAAAGAGAGCTCGGACCGCCATTATTACCGCCAAACGCTCTATCAACTTGAGGCTGAGAGAGATTAGCAGTTTTGGTACGTGACCTGCTAACTGTACTTACTGGAGAATTCTCTCCCATGCCTTCAGTGCCGCGACCGCCAAAACCACCACCACCAGAACTTGCACCCATAATCACAATTCCTAATAAAATTAAAACTATCGTCCTAATAGACTTTTCCTTGATTCATTTAACGAAGAAGGTAGCCCTAGCGGACTGGTTAAAATATCGTCTTGTCTTCCCTGTGCCACAGCAGCACGCTTAACGATATTACTTCTAGCTGTGCTTAATTCCTTCTGCACTTCTGGTTGCTTCATTTCATCTGGAACAGCAGGAGGAGGAGGAGGTGGGGCAGGGGCATCAGGCACTTTTGGTTTCTTGAAAACACTTCCCATTTATCACGCCCTTAGTATTTAGTTTTATCGGCCATGAATGAAGAAGTAATATTTGTGGTACGCGCTACGCTCATACGCACTGAACCTTGATCTCTTGGAGTGAAACCCATAAGGCGACTAATATCTGTTATAGTGTATGATTTTGTTCTATCTGAAAACCTAAGAACACCGGGACGATAAGGATAAGTTGTAATACGACAATTACAACCAGGGATATAGCCTCCACTAGGACCTTCAGCGCGACCGAAACCTTCAGTCGGCTTTGCAGAACCAAGGGAACTATTTCCTCCAGTAGCGCAACACTCAGCATTTGCAGGAATTACAAATAAGACCCCTAGCATCATAATTAAAGGAAATAAAATCTTTAGCATTATCACCATACACTCTCTAATGGATTATAATCAGAAATCGTTTGCATTGAAAACATATTACTTAAATCTTGTCGTACTTCCAAAGCGGGGACCGAAGCGTATGTAAGAGCTAAACCATCAGCAATGTCTGGACTAGGCAAACCGCGCTTCTTTAAATCATCCTTGCTCTCTAAGCTAATCTTATTTCCAGCTACAGTGAAGCCATATTCACGCTGGGTTAGTTGAGCTTCTAAGTCAGCGTTCTGTATGAGAGCTAGCTTAGGTAAATCATCTCTCATTCGTCCCCACATCTCATCCACTCTAAATCGATATTTAGGATCTGCCGGTTTACCACCGAAGTTAATATCAATAGGGCTATAACCTAAACGCCGTAACATATCAACCACACCAGCCCCCAAGCCACCACCATCAATAAACAAACCCTTGCATCGTCTCCCAAGTTTTTGAAAGTACTGAACACATTCCACCACTTGTTCGACAACTTGAACTGTGTCCAAACCTTTAAATTGACGGAAAGGAAAAGACCTAGCATCGTGACCAATACGAGGAAAGATAATAGTGGAATCAGAGCCGAATCGTGCAACATCTACTCCTATCAGCAATGAATCATGAGGGTACATCACTGCCTCACGTACCATCGCCTCTTTAACTAAATCGGACGAAATAAACTGAGTAGAGCCAGCAGAGGGGAAAACCCCTCTCACCATCACTTTAACGAAGTCACTATCTTCTCCGTAGTCATCAATCCAGGTTTGCATTTCGCCTTTACCTGTGATGGCTACACTACGAGAATCAATACTACGAGCTATGAAACGATGTCTATACTTACCGATCGAATTCTCGAAGAAATATCCGCTTTTCCTTGTCGGGTTTCCGAAATCGAACCACATTGGTTCGCCTGTAAGTGCCGATCCAGAACGGGCCTCAAAGATTTTATCAGGTATGCCGCTGGCTTCATCGAAGATGTAGAAAGGAGTACTGTCTGCCGCATGTAATCCTTGGAAAGCTTCTGCATTTTCTTCTTTACAGGTTTGAGCGTCGCACCTCCATTTAGCACTAAGTTCGGGATCAAGTTTGTAGTAGAGGGACATTGCTCCTCTACCTGCTGTATATGCCCACCAATGTTTAGTGATGGAGAGACGGTTCCACTTAGAAAGCTCAGCCCAAGTCTTAGTCTTAAGCTGTTCTGAAGTGTTTGCTGTAACTACACCCATAGACATGGGACGTGTATCTAGGATGAATTTGATAAGCCAGGATGTTAAAGTGGATTTTCCTATTCCTCGTCCACTAGCTGTCGTAAACTTAATCGGCTCAACTGCTGTACCTGTATAACCACGCTTTCGTATCTCTTCTCCAAGCTGATCTAGAAATTCGCAAGCCCATCTATCAGGACCATACTTACATTTAAACCTTTCTTGATATTCAGGAGCCATCTCAACTTTCTGGATGCTGCTCTCTGTACGCCAAGGGAAAGCGAACATAACATATTCTAAAGGCTTATCCCTCAGCTTCTTCATTATTTCAGAAAGTTGTTCGTCTGCTGTCATATGCCGATCTTAAGAACGAAAAGGAAAGGGTCTCGGAGCAAGCTCCTTCGATTATGAGGAAAGGGATCGGGTTTTCTTTAAGAAGTTCCATCCCTCTACAATATTGTATTCCATAGGATGCTCTGGTAATCTGCTATCTAATACTATCGCATCTGTGGGTAGATAAGGTCTAAGATGATTAGGTACTTCACGCTCCCCTTTCAAATAATGATATGTATTCCGATCATTTGTAGTAGTATATATGTGACTATGGGGAACTGATATAAATGTATTACGCTTAAACTTTACTTTCATTATCCGATACTATATACATTGCTTCGTTAATTCTATCAGACAGAGAATTATCAATTTTAACTTCAGCCTTCTCTGTAAGCATTCCCTTATATTTCATTAGCATCTCAATAGCTCTAAGCTTATCAGCAGGCTTCACCTTAATCTTATACACAGGCTTAGCATTAGGCCCCCTTCCTGCTGTTTCGACATTGACATCTACAGATGAAATTGCCCTACGAATAGCAGGAGTGAGTTTGTTGAAATTGTAGGAAGGGAGACCCTGAGTGTCAACCTCTATCATATCACCGATGTTAGCATCAGCTATATCCATAAGTCGATTGATGATCCAGTCATCTGTAAGCTCTGCTTTATCGGTCATGCGCTTAACTCTTCTTTCTAATTCGTTTTTAACAGAGGGGAGGTTGAAGATAGCGTTAGGATTACCTACAACAGTGGTTTCTGAGTATCCGTTATCTCTAAGAGCTTTCCTCTTATCAGCGTGTATAAGATAGTTGTCTATTACTTTCCTATGTCTACTACTCAGAGCCATTGCTAGTCGTTCCTGTAAGCTTATAGAATATTATATAGTATTATTATCTATCCCCCCTACCCCCTTATATGTAGAGAAGGCACATAAATAATTTCATTAAATTGTAAAGAAGTCACAAGAAGATGTAAAGAAGTCGCAAATTTTTAAGAAATAATTTTTTTCTATTGAAAAATAGTAACAAAAATATAATTCTGCGCAAAGAGATTTTGTACATCCAAAGGATCAGAAGGTTTTTGCAATTTTTAGATTTGTACATCCAGGTCCACCCCACAGATCGATGCCCCCGGTGCCCCCCAAGTCGCTTGCCCTGGCTGGATCGTACCAGCGAGCTTGCCACACATTTGACATAATCATGGTTCTAGAACTTCGCCCATAAGCGAAA